AGGAATTGCTGTTGGATATGTTGCTTCATATGATTCTGATACAAAGGTTTTAAAATATTTTAGAGATAGATCTTTATATTATGGATCAACACACGATCAAACTGACTATGTTGGTGTTTCAACAGAAGCAAAAGCAAATATTGATTTTGACTCTTCTGGAGGAAACGTAGTGGGAGAAACAAGTGGATTTTCTGGACAAATTTCATCTTTTTCAGGAATTACAACCACTGTAAATAATTCAATTATAAATCTTGGAGTAACATTCACAAATGGTCTTGCAAATCCTGAAATAAATAAAAAAACAGGGGATGTAATTTATATTGATAATAGACCTCTCGTATCTCGTAATGTTAGACAAAAAGAAGACATTAAAATTATCCTGGAATTCTAACCAATGGCACAAAAAACAAATTTAAATGTAAGTCCTTACTTTGACGACTTTGACGCCGAAAAGAATTTTTATAAAGTTCTTTTTAATCCAGGAAAACCCGTTCAAGCAAGAGAATTAAACAATCTCCAATCAATTTTACAGAATCAAGTTGAATCTTTTGGTAGTCATATTTTTAAAGAAGGGTCTGTAGTAATTCCAGGAAACTTGACATATGACCCACAATTTAGTGCGGTTAAACTAAATCCTACCAATTTTGGCATAAACATTTCATTATATATTGCTCAATTTGTAGGGAAAAAAATTACTGGTCAAATTTCTGGAGTAACTGGTATTATACAAAAAATTGAAATACCTGACTCTATTAATGATTTGGAATACATTACTCTATATGTAAAATATATCGATTCTGGTGAAAATTTCACAATTACACCCTTTCAAAATAACGAATCTTTATTTTCTAATGAAAATGTAGTATATGGAAATACTACTATAGTAGCAGGAAATCCTTTTGCAACGCTTATTTCTACTGATGCAACTTCTGTTGGTTCTGCCGTTTCTATCGATACTGGAATTTATTTTGTAAGAGGAACTTTTGTAAATGTTTCAAAACAAACAATTATTCTAGATTACTATACTAATACCCCATCATATAGAGTAGGTCTTAAAGTATCTGAAGAAGTTATAACTGCTAAAGAAGATTCTTCTTTATATGATAATGCAAAAGGATTTACCAATTATGCAGCACCAGGTGCTGATAGATTTAAAATTGGATTAACACTAACCAAAAAAACAATTGATAGTGTAGACAGTGATGTAGATTTTATTGAACTTCTTAGATTGGATGATGGGCAAGTTAAAAAGTTAAACACAAATACTGAATATTCTATTATCAAAGATTATTTGGCACAAAGAACATATGATGAATCTGGAAATTATTCAGTAACTCCTTTCAAAGTTTCTCTTCACGATTCTTTAAATAATAGACTTGGAAATAACGGTTTATTTTTTAAAGACCAAAAAACTGAAAGTGGAAACACTCCATCTGATGATTTAATGTGCATTAAATTATCTCCTGGTAAAGCATATGTAAGAGGATATGATATTGAAAAAATTTCTACTACAATTTTGGATGTATCAAAACCCAGAGAAACTCAAAATGTAGATAATGTGAGCATCCCATTCGAAATGGGAAATTTATTAAGAATTAATAATATAACAGGATCTCCAAAGCAAAATGAATCTGTAGAACTTCACTCTGTCAGACGAAGTGCATCAGGAAACCCCAGTTCGACAACTAAAATCGGAGACGCAAGAGTTTATAATTTTAGATTAACAGATGCTGCTTATTCATCCGCATCTACAAATTGGGACTTATATCTATATGATATTCAAACATATACAACTTTAATTTTAAATCAAGCATTATCACAATCTCAGTTACCTGCTTCTTCATTTATTAAAGGAAAGAGTAGTGGAGCAAGTGGATATGTGGTTTCTGCAGGAAATGGAACAACTACAGTTAGTGTAAGGCAAACTTCAGGAACTTTTATCAAAGGTGAACAAATTATCATTAATGGTTTGGAGTTATATCCAAGATCTATTGCAAATATTACAGTATACAATAGTGAAGATATTAAACAGGTTTATCAATCTACATCCGTTTCTGGATTTACCACAGCATTTATAGGCGATTCAGTTCTATCTAAACAACTTCCTATTGGATTTAATGCTTCTGATACTGTTAATATTAGTGCTGGTGGTGTAGTGACCTCTCCAGGAAAATTTTTCAATGCAATTAAACCTGGAAGCATTATTCAATATCAAACTTCAACAGGGTCTGTAGAAAACTTTAATAGAGTAACTAGTATCAGTCTAACTGGCGACTCAATGACAGTCGTAGGTATTGCGACTGTAACTGGTGTTTGTAATGGTGCAATCGGCGTTTCAACAAATATATCTTTTAGTATTGGAGCACCTACAGTTAGAAATCTTGAAAAGGGATTTTTATATACTGAAGTTCCTAATTCCAATTTATCATCTATTGACTTAAATGACTCAATTTTAACCTTTAGTGCCCAATCAACAAGTGCAAAGTCTTCAAGTAGTCCAATTGTTTTGTCAGTTTCTGACTTCTCTTTACCAACAGGATTAACAACCGCACTATTTCAAGGATTCGATGAAGAGCGTTACTCAGTACACTATACGGATGGTACTACCCAATCATTAACCGCAGATCAATTTTCTTTATCAAATAATCAAGTTACTTTATCAAATCTTACATCTGGAAAAACTACATCATCCATTAATGCAACGTTTATTAAAAATGGAGTGCAAAGTAAAGAAAAACAATATAATAGAAGTCAAACAGTAAATGTAATTTACTCAAAGTATTTGGAGTCTGGTACCGGAATTAGTACTTCCATCAACGATGGTCTCGAATATAATCCATACTATGGATTAAGAGTTCAAGATCAAGAGATTTCACTCAATTATCCCGATGTTGCGAAAGTTTTAGCAGTTTATGAATCATTAAACACTTCAAATCTTTCCTTAGATACTTTATCATTCAGTAGTGTATTGAATATTGGTGGAAATGCAATTATTGGAGAAAATATTATTGGTTCTGAAAGTGGTTGCGTAGCACGAGTTGTAACAAGATCTGCAAATAGTGTTAGTGTTGTATTTTTAAACTCCAATAGATTTCTTACAAATGAAAATGTTACATTCGAAGAATCAAATATTATAGGACAAATTGATTCAATAATTTTAGGAAGTTATAACGATATCACTAATAGATTTAAATTAGATAAAGGGCAAAAAGAACAATATTATGATTATTCTAGAATTGTAAGAAACGAAGGAGAAACTGAACCATCTAAACGAATATTAGTTGTTTTTGATTACTTTAGTGTCCCGACTACAGATAATGGTGATGTATTTACAGTCTTAAGTTATAATAAAGAACAATTTGCAGATGATGTACCCCTAATCGGCACTAGAAGTGTAAGATCTTCAGATACTCTAGACTTTAGACCAAGAGTATCTGTATTTTCTGGATCGAGTTCTTCACCATTTGATTTTTCAAATAGAAACTTTAGTTCTTCTATCAAGTTAAATCTAACACCAAATGAGAATACTATAATTGGATATGATTATTATATTGGAAGAATAGACAAAATTTATCTTGATAAGAATGGGGAATTTGTATATGTTCAAGGAAATTCATCGTCTAATCCAAAATCTCCAATAAAAATTGATGATGTAATGGAGATTGCAACGATTAATCTTCCACCATATCTCTACACACCAAAAAGTGCAGTATTATCTCTTGTAGATAATAGAAGATATACAATGAGGGACATTGGTCTCATTGAAAATAGAGTTAAAAATCTTGAAAGAATAACTTCATTATCTCTTTTAGAATTAAGTACTCAAACATTGCAAGTGCAAGATTCTCAAGGATTTAACAGATTCAAAACTGGATTTTTTGTAGATGACTTTAAAAATTATGAAAGAGTTAATTTAAATTTCTCACTTCTTGAAATAGATCCCGAATTGCAGGAAATGAGACCCATTATTTCTCGAAATAGTCTTAAAAATTATCTTGCTCCAGCACTCAATACAACAGATGAGGAAATAGATCTATCAACTAATTATGCGTTAATAGATTCAAACGTACAAAAAACAGGAAGCACCGTAACTCTCAAATATGCATCGGAAAAATGGATTGATCAACCATTAGCAACACAAGTTGAAAACGTTAATCCATTCCACGTAATTTCATATAAAGGATCGATTAAGTTATCTCCCGACAGAGACAACTGGGTTAGAACAATACAACTACCAAATAAGACAATATCTGTTACTGATTTTGTTTTAGTTGAGAGAGATAATACTGTTTTAGGAGAAAGAACAGTTAGAGTTGATAATGGTGCTGACGCAAGCAGAACTGACATTTCAACTGAATTCTCTCAGACTGTAAGCGAAACCAGTAGTTCTTCTGTCAGAAGCACTAGTTCTACAAGACTAGTAGAAGCACGTGCTGAAGAGTATATGAGATCTAGAAATACTGAGTTTTCGATTACCAGTTTGAAACCATATACTAGATACTATCAGTTTTTAGACGGAAATGGATCCGTAGACTTTATTCCAAAACTTATTGAAATTGCTAATAGTGAGTCATTAGAAAATTATGGAGCTTCATCTGCGTTTACTATTGGAGAAACCATTATTGGATATGACAACCAAAACAATAAAATAATTACATTTAGAGTGGCAATGCCATCTCACAAGATTGGTCCTTTTAACTCTCCAACATCTAAGTTTACAACAAATCCATATTCTAGAACTGAGTCAATTCCAGATGCATACAGTGCTTCTTCAAAGGTTCTAAATCTTGATACCTATTCAATATCAGAGGAAGCTCAAGGTCTTTATTCTGGATACTTAGTAAGAGGTGCTAAACTTGTTGGGCAATCAAGTGGTGCTGTAGCATATGTAAAAGATCTCAGATTAATATCTGATAACTATGGTGATTTAATTGGTTCTTTCTTCATCAGAGACCCAAATACAAATCCAGCACCAGATGTAAAGATTAACACAGGTACTAAGACATATAAAATTACATCAAGTCCAACAAACGAGGTTGCTGTTGCTGGAAGCACTACAATTTCTTCTGCTGAAACTAATTATATTTCAGATGGAACTTTAGAATTATATGAAACAACAATTACAAACACAACAACAGTAACTAATACCCGTCTAACTACTACAAACATAACAAGAGTTACAACAAACTTCGAACAAACTCAATTTCCTCAACAGGATAGGGGAGGTGG